CAAACTCAACGACCGATGGAACGTCAAGGTGCAGAAATAAATCGCTGCAACTGCAGGTGCACCAGCTACTGCAACTGCAATATCCTAAGGGATATATTGCAGTAGCAGCAAGGTGCATTAAATGTAAAAACTGTAAGAATTCATTTTAGCATTATTGCAGTAAACTGTTAGCTAATAGCGTGCCAACTTCGTACTTAGTGCCAACGTTCCACGTAGAACATGCCCCTTAAACATCTCGCCCTTTGCCTGCTCGCCGGCGCCTTCTGCTGGACTCTGGTCACCTTCATCCTGTTGCACTTTTTTGGCGTCCTATGAAAGAATTGCGTTGCTACTCAGTGCCATGAGCCATATTGTCGCAAGCCAAATCAAATGGCGCGTCAAAGAGAGAGCGTATCTGCCCACAAGGCGTGAACGGGCTCCCGAGGCCTAAAAACCTCCGCGCCACCTTTTGTTGCCATGGCCCGACCCCGTAAACAGGTTGATGCTGCCAAAGTCGAGCAACTGGCAAGCGTCGGATGTACTCCGGAGGAGATCGGTCTTCTCTTTGATGCTAGCCCGCGCACGATTACGCGACGTTTCGGCATTCCCTTTCAAAAGGGACAGTCGAAACTAAGGCACACGCTCAAACGCACTCTGTTCAAGCAAGCAATTAGTGGCAATACCGCGGCGCTTATTTTCGCCACTAAAGTCTATTGTGGCCTTAGAGAGACTCCGGATACGACCATCAACGTCTCAGCTACTGCGGTCGGTGGGCAAGTGATTTTCTCCGAAGAAACTAAAAAGCAGCTCGAAGAGTTCCATGTGAAACTTCAGCAACGAGTCTTTCAACGTACTTACCCAAAAGAACCGGTTCCCAGTGGAAACGGCGACCAAACCGCTCTCAATTGATCCGCTCTACCAATATCCAAAAGGCGTTATACCCCCCTGGATGTTCGCTAACGTTGTTCTGGGCGTTACGAGCATTTACGATTGGCAAGGCGAAGCCATGGAAGCCGTCGGCCAAGGGCTCCCGACCGCGCTCCTAGCCGCTAACGCCAGCGGCAAAACTAAACGCGTCATTGCGCCGCTCCTACTCTGGTTGCTATTCAGCTTTCCGAAGGCAGTCGGCAAAATGACCAGCGGCTCCTGGCAACAGATCCAGGAACAGCTTCTCCCGGCTCTTAACGAGTTTAAACCACGGCTAGCTAGCCTCGGCTGGAACTGGCTTGATGGCTGGATCGAATCATCGCAAGGCGGGTTTATCAGCGTATTCTCGACCGATCAGCCGGGCCGCGCGGAAGGCTTTCACGGCACGCCGGAAGCGCCGCTTATGTACATCATCGACGAGGCTAAGAGTGTCGATGACGGTATCTTTGCCGCAGCTGATCGCTGTACCGCGCAGTATCGCTTGATTGCTTCTTCGCCAGCCGGACCTGCCGGCAGGCTTTACGATTGTTTTAATCGGTTAGCCAGATTCTATTACGGTATCCGGATCAGCAGTTTCGAATGCCCGCATATCCCCGATGAAACTAGGGCTCGCGACCTGGAAATGTGGGGTGAGAGCGATCCGTGGTATCGCAGCCGGCACTTAGCGGAGTTTAGCGATGATGAAACATTCCCGAAGATTGTTAAGCCTCAATGGATTAGGGCCTGCTGGGCGGAACCTCCGACGTACAAAGCGGGGCAACTGCGAGCGTTTTGCGATTTTGCCGCTGGCGGCGCTGAAAATGTCATCGCAGTGGCTGATGGTAACAAGGTCTATATCGGCGCGGCTTGGCGTGAGACCGATACGGTTCAGGCGGCGCGTGCATTCCGGCGCGAGTTTGAACGTCTGGGCTTGAACCAGGGCCAGGTCTACGGCGACGACGGCGGCCTGGGCACCGTGATGATCGACCAGATCGCCGAGCTTGGGTTCCAGGTTATCCGGGTAAGAAACGAAAACCCGGCTAGCGATGAAGAGCACTTCGCTAATCTCGGGTCCGAGATGTGGTATCAGGCGGCGCGCCTAATCGAAAAGCGCGAAGTCATCCTGCCCGAGGATAAGTTATTCTTTGATCAAGCCATTGGGCGGCGACGCGATTATGATAGCAAAGGGCGCTTAATCGCTGAGCCCAAGAAGAAGATGGCCGCCCGCGGCGTGGAATCACCGGACCGTGCTGATGCCGTCTTCGGTGCGCTCTACAATCCGTATCAGGGCGCGGTCACCGCCGAACAGCTCAAAGGCATCTATCTGCCGAGCGGTGGCGGGTTCCAGCGTGATGATCTCACCTTTACCAGTGCGGAACCGGGCGAGGGGTAGCCGTTCACTTGATTATCACCCTTTGTTGGTTGGCTGTTTTCTGGTCACGGCGGCCCTCGGCGGGTTGTTCATTTTGCTCTATCTGATCTCCTATTTTACCGGGTTTGAGCTTTGATTAAGGATTTAACCAAGATTGATTCGGTAGCCGGCGTTACGATTTATTCGGTTGCGGGTGAGCCCCAGTCTTTTATTTTCAAGGCTGGAATGACGATTGACGCGGATGGCGCGCCGAATTGTTACGGCCCGAACAATTCCGGAATCGATTACACTGCCAATGGCGGCGACGATTCCGGGGGCGACTGGTGGGGTGGCCCGACCGATTCGAACGGGTACCCGATAAAGCAGAAAATCTATGATCCCTATCCCGGTTATTACGTGTCGGGGACCGCTCATACGAATCCTCAGTACGACTCTGAATCACCTTATTGTTATTTGGACTCGAGCTGCATTCCCTTTTTCGTTCTGCCTGGGCAACATGCTAACGGTGCGCGACTGGGAGATGTCGGATTGGTCTATAACGAGAAGACGGGTGACAATTGCTACGCGATTTACGGCGACATAGGCCCAAGCTCAAAGATTGGCGAGGGCTCGATGCGTCTTGCCCACGCTCTTAAGCTAGAATCCAGTCCGAAAACTGGAGGCATCTCAAGCCACACAATTGTGTATCTGGTCTTTTTTGGAAGCGTTGGGAAATGGGTGCCACCGGCAAATTGGTTCGATGTTGCCAACACGCTGGTCAAGGCCTGGGGCGGTCTGGCTCGACTTAAGGAGATCGCCAAAAGCTTATGATGCTGGCGCTTATCCAATGGCTGGTCTTAGTGATCGTGGTTTGCCTGCTGTACTGGGTGGTCTCGCAATTTGCGCCAGCGCCGATTCTGAAAGTCGTGTTGGTGGTCTGCGTGGTCATTGTGGTCTTGAGCCTGATCTTTTTGTTTTTGCCGTTGGCCGGCGTGCATTTAGGAGGGTATGGCCGCTAACCCCGACGTTGTCGATACCACCAAGCCCGAAGCGATCGTTCCGGACACGGCGACTCATGACTTTTTCCCTTCTCGGCGGCCCAAAGCGGCTGGAGATTTGTGAAATGAAAGCATTTTCGAAGCTCTGTTTGGTCCGAGAGGTCAAAGCTGTTGCAAGGCCGAATGTGATCGACGTGCCAACCGTGTCGTCCATAGTTCTCCCAGGTCATGCCGGGCTTGAATTGGATTTCGAGCCACGCTCTAAGGAAGACTCCTTCGCATCCACACAAGTTGCTTATTCGTGCAACTTTGGCTTTTCCAGCATGGCGGATGATGAGATTTATTCGACGACGACATTGTTCGAGAAACCTGTAAAGAGGATCGACGCCCAATCTTCTATGTCGTCTTTCAGCGGCTTGTTTGTTTCTTTTTTCTCTATTTTGCCAATGATATTTGCGCGAACTAATGCATTTTTTCTCTTTAGTTTTGTCGTAATATTCGCGCTGCTGATTACGGATGGTTTCTTTATTTTTGGCGTATCGTTCGCGCTCTTTTGCTGCCCTGTGCTCTTTATTGTTGTCGCGATATTCCTTATATGCGTTTGGATGCCTTGTTTTAAAACGAACATAGACCAGATGGCGGACTCTTCGCTTATGTTCGATCGAGACTTTTCGCATCAGAATCTATATCGACTAAACCCGGCCATAGATTAACTAAATGGCAGAGAATACAGAACTACTTGATTTAGATAAACCGGACGCCAAGCTGCCGGATACCGAGACTACGCCTGTCATGGAACCGATGATCTCGGTGGACGTGTCCGATCGGCTACTCCGCCAGATTCAAAGGCGCATTTTTCCAACTGACCTTGAATCGATTCTCCTTAGCGCCCAAGTTGGCGATTTGTGGTGGAAAAATCAGCTTTGGAGTTTAATGGTTCAGACTTGGCCGCGGCTCGCAACTAACCTTGGTAAACTCAAACAAGCTGTTAGTTCGATGGAATATGACGTTAAGCCATTTGCTGAAAAAGGTGAAAAACCGACTAATAGTGCGATCGAAAAAGCTGATTTTGTCGAGGACGCTCTATTAGGAATGCACGGGGACCTGGCGGCACAGGAACACGATTTTCAGCAAACCTTAGAGGACGTGGTCGATGCTTTGGTCTCAGGCTTTTTCGTGGCTGAGATTTATTGGGAAGTTAGAAATGGCGGCATGGTGCCGCAATGTACTCGTTGGACTCCTAGTCGGTACTGGCGCTTTCCATATGTTTTGGATCAGAAAGACGAATTGCTATTAAATCCGTCAGGAATGTTAGGGGGTACTCAATTATTTCCGTTCCCGGAATACAAATTTATTCGAGCTATCAAGCAAACTCACGCTGATCACCCGGTCTTCTCCTGTCCGATGGATTGCTTAACCAGCTGGTGGTTAGCTTCTCGGTTTGGGCTCGAATGGTTTATGACCTTCGCCCAGCTGTTTGGGATTCCACGCCGTGTCGCGTATTATAGCCCCGGCGACGATATCACGTACCAAAAGCTGGTTCAGATGATGCGCCAGAGCGCGGCGGCGACCTGGGGCGTTTATCCTAAAGGCACACAAGTTGAGGACCAAGCCGCAGCAGGCTCGACTGGCGGTCATTTGCCGCAGGAACGCTTAATCGATGAAGCCGACAAAGTTTGCGATATCATGTTGCTTGGTCAGACCCTCACAACTGAAGTGCATGAAAGTGGCGGCAATCGTGCCTTAGGTCAGGTACATCGGCGTGTTCAGGATGAGGTCATGATTGCAGCGGCCAACTTTGTAGCCAAGATTTTTAATACACAGGTTATTCCCGGCATTCTTCAGTATAACTGGGGAAATATCTCTGAGATTCCGATTTTAGAACCTGTGGTCAATAGTCCGGTTGATCTGTTTAATCTGGCTCAGGCTTTAAAGATCATTGGTGTTGACATGAAACTTCCATTGAAAGCTGAAGAGGTCTACACCCGTCTTGAATTTACCCAGCCCGATCCAGATGAAGGAAATCTCTACGAGCCACCCGCAGCACCGATTGCGCCACCGCCCCCATTTAGCGCACAGCCGCAACCTAACGGCACTAGACCAGAACCGGCTGGAGCGCCTAATGGCAGCAAGGAACCAGGGGCTAAGCCTAATATCGTGGAGCGCGTTGGGGCTGCTGGGCTCGGGGACGCTGACTGTTGCGATCCTACTTTTGATGATGGCGATGGAAACGCGGTCCATGCTGCTGCTCGCAAGGTGAGTTTCGCGCTCAATTACGGCGAGGAACCGGAACCGGGCGAGGTCTTACGGTTTTTGGAGCATGTCGAGGCGCGTGAACATGGTGTAACGACGGTGATTGCGCCGAAGCAACTCGATCGTTCGCCGGCGGAGGCGGCAGCGTCGCATGACACTGGCCAATACTTCCGGGAGAATGCGGCGACAATTAAGGGCGTAAAATGGCGATCGATACTCGACGATAGAACTACTCAAGAATGCCGCGACTTGCATAACAAGCGGTGGACCTACCCGGATCTGAAACCGATCGGGCACGAGCTCGAATTTCCTGATTTCCCGCCGATCAAGTATAACTGCCGCTCGAGTGTGATGCCGGTCCTGAAGACGTGGCCACAGATCCAGCAGTGGCTGAAAGGACTTTTTAAGCGATGAACGATCTTAACCGAGCAGCCGCCGATGAGGCGATGGGTCCGTTGATTCCGAACTCATCATTAGATCGATGTATCCCAAAGTTGGCCCGTGGGATTGAAGACATCGCCTCGGGTTGCTCGGTTAACTTTTTTAACAGTCTATGATGACGCGAGCCGAAAAGCTTTTCAATATCCGGGCCCAGGTCCAAAAGGCTGCGAGCGACATTGACCACGGTGACACCTACGGCGCTTGCTTAGCTTTGGGCGATGCGCTCTCGGCGGTGCTTGAATTTTTGGAGGAAGAGATGCCCGAGAAGGTGTTACCGGCGCTCCACGCCGAATCAATCAAAAGCAAGGTTAAGAAATGAAAATTATTCAGGCGATTGAGAAACGTGAAGACGTTAGTCCGCAAGAAGGCACCCGAGAGTATGGTGACGGCTCATTTTTTAACTCGGGTATAAGGTTTTCTGTTAGGCGATTTTTTGCGCCTGTTGTTGGCCTGTTCCTTGTCGGTAGCCCAACGGCAGTTCTCAGGCGAATACGATCCGTTATTATCAATGCGTTCAAGGCTCATATCCGAAGGACGCGGACCCATGTCTGCAAGGAAATCTTCAAACGAATCCCGCCAACGATTACAAACCGTAATTCCACGTGCTCCGTATTTGTAGTAGCCGGAATGGTTTTGATTGTGACATCGGCCTTTCATAGAGCACCAAGTACGGTATTCAGGCGTTGTCTTCCCGCGACTGGCTTGTCCATGCGTCCGTTGGACTTGGCTAGTGACTTCCCGTTGATAACAACCGCAAGAAATGGTTTTGCCGCGTCGGAGTTGGTCACTGGTTATCCATTTGAGTTTCCCGCAATCGCATTCGCACGGCCAAACGGCTCTTCTATTAATCGTTTCACGCCATTGATGAGGCCCGATTACAATCAGTCTGCCGAATTTCTGTCCTTCCAGATCAATGAAGCGTTTCAGTTGTCCCATAAGTCTAATATACAACGTCAGCAAATATGAAATCTTTAGTAGAGGCTATCGCAAAAAGGGAAGATGTATCGCCCAAGGAGGGAGAGGGCAAATACGGCAAAGGCGTCACTTTTGCCGTTGAGAAGAATAAGAAGTATCCGCTGGACACCGAAGCCCATGCCAGGGCCGCGCTTAGTTACTGGGGAATGCCGAAGAACCGAGCCAAGTACTCGGCCGAGGATCAGAAGACGATCGGTGGCAAGATTCGCGCGGCGGCTAAGAAGTTCGGGATCGAGACATCGGACGGCGGCGACAAGACCGAGAGCGCGCTGGTTTATGCCGCAGCCACGGTTGATCTAGAGGGTGAAACGCCTCCGTCGATTATGTATATGCCGAAAGGCGACTGGAAGATTTCGCCGGCTGTTCATGGCAAAGCAAAAATCGTTTCAATCAAAGTGGACGAGACTGTTGCCGCAACCTTGCAGCAGGATTTGACTAAACGGCTTGCCGAGCCACCGCGCCCATATGCTGGTTTTGATCATCAACCGGGCTCGGCTAGTTTTATTCCTAAGGCGTTTCGATGGGACGCTGAACAAGGCGTAATGTTGGACGTTGATTGGACCAAGCCAGGCGAGGAGGCGGTCAAAGGCCGTGGTCATTCATATTTTTCGCCCACGTTCCTACTCAGTGACAAGGGCGACGTTGCCGGACTCCCGAGCACCGGTGAAATTGGGTCACTGACTAATAATCCCGCTTTTCGACGGATACAGAAAATCGCAGCGTCGGCGGATGACGATGAAGGAGAAGAAAGCAAAATGGTAAAATTGACAGATAAATTAGTGGAGCTTGAGGTGATCACCGCCGAACAAGCGGCGGATGCGGATGAGGAACTGCTTGTGCGCGCGGTCACCGGATTACACGAGGCACTGGCAACGGTGCAGGCGGCTAACGCGCGGCTGATCAGCGAGAACACGGCCTTGGCGGCCAAGGCGATCGAGGTGCAGAAGGCTGAAGCGCTCTCGATTGTGCAAGCGGCAATTGCCGAGGGCAAGATTCCGGCCAAAGTGCAATCGGCGATTGATTTCTGGACGGCGCAACTGACCTCCAATCCGGAACAGGCTAAGAAAGCGCTAGCCACATTGCATCCCGCGCCGGTCTTGGAAAAAATGGTCGACGTCAAAATGAGCGACACTAAACGGGTCGTTGGCGGCCAGAGCGAGGCAGACTTAGTGCAAGCCCAGCATTTGGTGATTCATGAAATCCAGGAGGCGCATCCGAATTTGAGCTATACGGACGCGTTCAATAAAGCTAAGCGGGAGCACCCGGATGTCTTCCCGGTCGAAGCGTAGATTTAACACTTCTAACAATAGAAAAATAAAATATGTCAACAGTTGGAACTTTAGCCAAAGTGCCGGGGATTGTATCGATACCGATTGCCTCGACTGCTGTGACGATTCTTCGTGGCCAGTTGGTCACGATTGATACCGCCAGCCATACCGCCAAAGTGGCGGGCGTGGTTGGTGATCGCGTTGTTGGGGTCGCTTTAAGTGATGCCGATCCAGATACGTTAAACGTGTCGGTCGGTTGTAAAGGTGGCTACACCATGAGCATGGTGCCAAAATCCGGCGATACGTTTTTTGTCGGAACAATCGTGAACCAAGATCAAGCTACCTTCGGGCAGGTAACGACGACGGTAACAGCCGGTAAAGAGGTCGGCTGGGTGGTTAATCCGCAGAAGGATTCGCTCGGCAATCTCGAGGTCGCCTTCTTTCTATTTTAGGGAGCTTGGCACTAAGTAATAAGGAACAAATTATATGACTAAAGACCATTTGCAGTTATTGACTTTCAGCCAAGGTGTAGTGGCTGATTACGAGCGCAAGAACTCGATCGGCTCTTTTTTAGCACCGGAAGTGGTGGTGGGCGGCGGGATCTATCACTACAAGGACTATGGGCTCGGCAACGCTTTTACGGCGATCGACATGCGCCGTGCCATCGGTGGACCCTCGAAGATGTTGCACCTAAGTGTTAACGATCTCCAGGATATCAACGTTGAGTACAGTCTGGCGACCTTCATTGACGATCAGGAGCGGGAGAACAATCCAGCCAATATCAGCGTACTGGAACAGCGCAAGATGACCGATCTGGTCAACACTGCGATGAACAACAACCTTTATCTGGTGTTGGCCTTGGCGCGCACTCTGACCAATCAAGCCGGTGTGCTTGCCGGAGTTACGGGAGCATGGAGCGCGGCCGCGAGCGGGGTTTCGACGAATGACCCGGTCAACGAAATCAACATTGCCTGCAAATATATCGCAGACACGTACGGGGTTGTGCCGAACCGGATTTATTTCGATTCGGGCGCTTGGTTGAAATATCAGAACAACACCAATGTCCGTGGCCGGTTCTCCGGCGTCTTGGTGCAATCGGTGACGCCAGAGAATACCGTCCAGTTATGGAATGTGCCGATGCAGGCCAAAATTAATCTAGGGGCACTGTACGAGGGTGCCACCGGACTCAATGATGTCATTATTTTCTTTGGCCAGGACGGCCCGAGCCAGTACGACGTTTCCTTCATGAAAACCTTTGTTAACGTGGCCGGGAGATTCACCCGGGTCCGGAGCTGGCGGGACGAGGATACCTCGAGCGACAAGTACAAAGCGAGTTGGTTCCAGAAGATTAAGCTGACCGGGCAAGCGACGGCAGTGAAGCTAACGATAACTTAGGAAGGAAACTCTTTATGGCAGATCCTGAAGTGTTTGCTCAGGTCACATTGACGCGGAGAGAGGTTATCTGCTGGCCGTCGCATGATTGTAAGACCAAGGGGGACGGAGCAATCCCGGCCTGGGTGTTTCAGGTCTGGGCAAAGCACGACATCATCAGAGTCTACGGATTGTAAAGAAAGGAAACCAAAGTTATGCCTGCTCCTTGGCCCGATGACGATCAGAAGAATGCGACTTTGCAAAACTTAGCTAATGCGCTTGGTTCCGAGATAAAGCCGCACAGTGAGACCGCTTGGCATATGGTGCGCGGTCAATCCGGTTTTGAGGACATCAATAACGGCGACGACCTGCACTACGTGGCGCACCACTGGCCAGGGATTGAGGCGGGGTTCGATCCGCAGAAACAGCAACCGAAGTAGGTTATGAAAGGAGGGTAACGTTATTCCGTTAAAATCTGGAAAAAGTAAGGCCACGATTGCGAGCAATATTCGTGAAATGGTTAAGGCTGGACATCCGGTTAAGCAAGCCGCGGCGGCAGCGTACAGCAAGGCGCGCGAGAGCGGGGCTAAGATTCCAAAGAAAAAGCCGTGATCTACGATCCTACAACGGAGCAAGCGTCTCTTATCGCGGAGGCCAAGAGACTAAATCCCGGGGTCCACTGGGAGACGCTGTTTTGCTTTTTACGGACCCATTACCGGATCTATTTCCAGGCCGATGACCATGACGTGTTCGTCGTCGAGTACAATATGGGAATCGCGGCGGCTAGCGTGCCGCTGCCTTCACCAACCTTGTTAGCCTTGGCTCCAGGTACGATTGGGCATGGAAGCGCTGCTTTTAATATCCAAGTAATCGGGCAAGGTTTCTTTAACGGTGCCCAGATTGTGTTTGATGGGAACGTGATCAATCCGACGACCTTCATTGACGCTAATTCGTTGGTCGGTGCGGTAAAATCAAATTGGATTACGACAGCTCGAACCGTGCAGGTCTCGGTCCGTAACGCGGACGGGCAAACCAGTGGCGCATTGTCATTTACCATAACGTAGGAGGTGCAACTTGGCTTGGGTACCGATCAACTCTGACGCCATCATAAACAGTCTCACGAGCCAGGAACAGTCGATGATGACTGATCCGAGCTCGGCCAGCGACATGGCGACGATTATTTATAACGTCACGAACCTGGTGCGGGGTAAGGTGATGGGCTGGCAACCTAACCAGGCGTACATGGGGCCGGTCGGCACGATCCCGGATGAGCTGATGGCGCCGGCGGTTGCTATCTGTCGGTACAAGTTTCTGACGCATTTGCCTGGCACGACTTTGATAACCAAGTGGCGCGAGGCCGAGAACACCGAGGCCTATGCGCTGTTGGCCGATGTGGCGATTGGCAAGTTTGTTATCCTGGCGCCGAACGGCAGCGTGCCGAACAACCCGGCCGATACAGGCGG